GACAATCCTCCGCATCAGAGCCCAGGTCGAAAACCTGGAAGGATTGAATCGCGCTCGTTCGGCCGTAAGAAATTTTGCAACTGAATCGAAGGCAGCCAGCAACGACCTTGACAAGCTAAGGTCAATGTTCAAGGAGCTTGGCGCTGAATCAATTCGTTCTGTTAATAATCTTAAAAATTATCGCACCGGTCTTGATGCACTGCGGCAATCGGCGGAAATTGGCAGCACAACATTTAACGAGCTGACATCTGAAATAAGACAGCTTGACACTGAACTTGGCTCGTTACAAGGCAAGCAAAATCAAGTTGCACAAGGATTCAACAAGATTACTACTGCAACAAATGCTGCAATTGCCGCACAACGCACCTATACCGGACTGACTCGCGACCCCTTCACTGGGGCATATAGGGGAACCCCTGGACGCACGGCATTTTCCGCGCCTATTGGTCCTGTTGAGCCACCTGATTATGCAGGCAGAATTGCACAGCAACAACGTGCAGCATCTGCTGAATTGGCCAGAGATGCTCGCCGCAGGGCGAAAATGGAAGAATTGGCCAGTTACAGTGGCACAACAATTGGTGCCCGCGATCCAAATACTGGTGCATTAATTGCTGGTGGTTATGGACCATTTGCTGCGCTTCCAACTCAACCTGTTCAATCGCGTTTTGGATTGACAGAAAAATCTGCTGCAGGCGCCAAATTTAACCTTGGGCAAACTGCTCAAGGATTAGGTGCAGTTGCTGCTGGTGGTGTTTTTGGTGGAGTTGAGGGTGCCGCAGGTGGTTTAATTGGCCTTGGCTTGGGCGGCCCTGCTGGGGCAGTTACTGGCGCCGCTATTGGCGCTAGCGTTGGCATGTTACGTCAAGCCCTTGGAGCGACTGCAGAGTATGCGGCAGAACTTGAAAAGCAACGTATTGCATTGCGTCAAGTTGTTGGATCGCAAAATGATTACAATGAATCGCTTAAATTTATTACTAAAACAAGCAATGATCTTGCAATACCCCAAGATGTAATTCTAAAGAATTTCACTCGTTTATCTGCGTCAGTAATTGGAGCAGGGGGCAACGTAAAAGATGCAGAAAAAGCTTTTAAAGGAATTTCTGCGGGTATCCTTGGAACTGGAGGTAGCCTTGCAAATTTAGACGCAGCATTGCTTGCAACAGCGCAGGTCTTCAGTAAAGGAAAGGTAAGTGCAGAAGAACTTCGTGGCCAGATTGGTGAACGCTTGCCAGGCGCATTTACATTATTTGCGGAATCAATTGGCAAAACTCCCCAGGAATTAGACAAAGCATTAAGCGACGGAAAAGTCACATTAGTTGATTTTCAGAAATTCACCGAAAATCTTTTTAAAAAATACGGAGAAGCCGCTGAAATAATTGCTCGTAGTCCAGAAAATGCTGGCAACAGATTAAAGACGACTTTGGCAAATCTGTCGGAAAGTGTTGGCACGCTATTAAAGCCAGTTGGCGCTGCATTCCAAAATACTTTTGCGGATATTTTTAAAATTATTGATGCTGCTGTTCGCAAATTAAACGAATTTTTAAAGATTGACGAAAAAGGACGCAGGGCTACTCTTACCGCTAGAATTGCTACAACTGAAAAACAAATTGAACTTGGGCAAAGTTATTTAAACATTAAACCATCAACAACTGGTGCGGCATATGTTGGATTAAACAGAAAAGCAATACAAGAAGGTATTGGAAGGCAGCAAACACAATTGTTGGCATTGCGAGCGGAACTTGCTGGCCTTAACGTAAAGCCTAGTCCGCCCACTCCTGGTTTGGACACCAAGGTTGGCGACACGGTTGGTGGCGGTACTAAGACTGCAGAAAACGCAGCCAAGCGCCTTGCTGACAGAACAAAAGAACAATTAATTGCGTCAAGGCAATTGATTGAGACAGAGCGGCTAAGACTTAATGTAAGCAAAGCTGGATCCTTTATTGAAAAAGCTAAAGAAGAAAACTTAAAAATTCAAGGTGAAACTCAAAAACGCTATAACGATCTTTTAAGAAAAAGTCTTTCTGACCAAGAAAGAGACAACATTATGACCGCAAAAAGAATTGCAAAAAAAGCTGATGAAGCTGACGGGATTAAACGAATTACCGCAGCAACAAAAGAACAAAACAAAGAATTGGCTGAGAAAAATAGGCAGACTTACGCTGAGGCCGGCCTCCTTGATGTGCTTACCGAAAAGCGCCAAGCCGCCCTTGCTGGAGCATTTACTGGTGGCACTGCGACCGGTACGTTCCGCACTGATGTTGACCTGATGCCTGGTTTGACGGGTGGAAAGCTTGGCAGCAAGATGGAGGAGCTAAAAAAGAGCCTAGCGGATCTGCAGGATCCCATCAATCAGGTACTGGAGGGCGCCCAAGCAATTGGGGAGGCGTTCTCCACCTCCTTCAAAGGGTTGATCGATGGATCAATGTCAGCGCAGGAAGCCTTGGCTGGTTTCTTCAAGAGCATTGCCAATCATTTCTTGGACATGGCCAGCCAGATGATTGCCAAATACATCGAGATGCAGATCATCGGATTGGCGCAGAAATTCCTGCCTGGTATGTTTGGTGGCATTTTTGGCGCCAGTGGGCCGCCTGACTTTTCAGGTTCTGCGGTCAGCGTGCCCAACCAATACGGCTACGGCGGGGGCGCAAATATCTTGGCCTCTGCTAACGGCAACGTCTTCGCCCAGAACGGCATCGTCCCTTACGCCAAGGGTGGCATCGTCGATCGGCCGATGGTGTTCCCGTTCGCCAAGGGCATCGGTCTCATGGGTGAGGCTGGCCCTGAGGCGATCATGCCACTCAAGCGTGGTGCTGACGGCAAGCTGGGCGTTGCAGGTGGCGGTGGTGGTGGGGTTTCGGTTGGAGCGATTAACATCAGCGTCCAGAACACTGGCGATAGCCTGAGCCCAGCAGCGCAAAAACAGATTGCTGGTCAAGTACAGGGTATAGTGATGGCTACACTGGTTGACCAAAGGCGGAGCGGAGGTGTGCTGCGATGACTGCTTTCATCACCTTTGACGATCTACCTCTTTCACTTGAAACAACAATCAAGCGATCCAGCCGGTCGCAACGCACGCAGTTTGGCGATGGTTACAGCCAGATATTAACTGATGGATTAAATGCTCAGCACGAAATGTGGAGTTGCAATACTGGGCCAATTCTTGATGAGGAGGCTTACGGTATCGAATCATTTTTGTTACGACGTAGAGGGCAGCCTATATCTTGGACACCGCCCAATGCAACCAAAGTGTTTACTGGACAATTTGAATCTGGCACGATTGACTTAGGCTACGAAAACCTAGCGTCATTGGTCTTGACTGGATATTCAAGGCCCGGCAATTACACTGCAAACATGTCCACAGGCTTACTCACTTCGGTCACAATTGCAAACCTTGTTGATGTGCCAATTTCTCTTACGTTAAATCCAAGAGACTACGTCATTGAAGACGGCTGGCAGTTTGATTTTATTAACGGAAAATACTTTCGCCTTAGTTTTAACTTGCGCCAGGTGTATGTATGACGCAGCAATCGCCAATAGCCCAAACAATTAAAACTGTTACGGCTGAAATTATTGATCTGTTTACGCTAGACATTACAGTGCTGCTGCCTCCTGGCAGTGGCGATCAGGCGATCTATCGTTTTTGCAACTGGACGCAAGTTGGGGGCGCTGATGTGGTGTATCAAGGCGATACTTATATTGCGCTTCCAATGCAGGCCGAAGGTTTCAGCCTCACGGGATCAGGTCAGTTAGCACGTCCTACGATCACCTTCAGCAACATCGGTTTAGCCATCAGCGGCCTCACCAACACCTACGATGACCTTGTAGGCGCCACGATCAGTCGTGTGCGCACAATGACCACTTACCTAGACGGACGCCCTGGGGCCGATCCTGACGCCTACTGGGGGCCTGATGAATGGATCGTTGAACAGAAGTCTTCCGAAAACAAACTTGCCATTAGCTTTCAGCTTGCAGTGGCCTTTGACCTTGAAGGTCAGACTCTCCCAGGGCGACGCTTGTTGCGTGAGCAGTGCCAATGGATTTATCGTGGCGCCATTGGCTGTCAGTACGCTGGTGCGTCCTACTGGAATACTAATGACGTATCAGTGGGCACACTTGCCCAAGATGCCTGTGGCAAACGCCTTAGCAGTTGTCAGCTACGATTTGGCAGTGGATCACGGTTGCCTTTTGGTGGCTTTCCCGGACTGCGTGACACCCAAGGTTGAACCATGACTCTTAGCTCATTTGCCATTCCAATCACGGGCGAGCAATGCACCGAGCTTCGTCGTTTGGCTGAAGAGGCATTCCCAGCCGAAGCATGTGGCTTCATCCGCGCTGATGGAACAATCAGCGTTTGCCAAAACCGCAGCGCAATACCAGATCAATTTGTGATTGGTGCTGTTGACTATGACGATAATGCAATTGCTGTATGGCACAGCCATGCAAACTACGCTAAGTTTAGTGCTGCCGACATCAAAGCTTGCAAGCAACTTAACCTGCCCTTTGTGATGTGGGATTGTGGCAGCTCAGAGCTTTTTTACCTAGACCCAAGTCAAAATGCTGGATTGATGGAACGACCATGGAACTACGGCATTTACGATTGCTACGCTTCGGTCCGCGATTGGTACTACCAGCAGTTTGGTTGGGAACTGGGCGACTACGAGCGGCAATATGAAGGTGAATGGTCCACTCATGGCTTCACGCATTTTGAAGACAATTTCAAGGCAGAGGGATTTCTGGAGTTGCCACCCGGCACTCCATTGCAACGTGGTGATGCAATTCTGTTTAGGATCAGAAATCAGGTAACATCAAACCATGTAGCAGTGGTGGAGGATCCGGCTGGAAATATGTTGTTTCAACAGTTGGTTGGACGTTTGTCTGGGCTGTCCCCTTATTCGTCCTATTTCCGCGATAATACCATCAAGATTCTGAGGAGGGCCGTTTGATGGTTACCATTCGTTTGCTTGGTGAGGCTGGTCGTCGTTTTGGTCGCAGCTTTGTGTTGGACGTAAAGAATGCTGCTGAGGCGGTTAGGGCGCTTTGCGTTCAAATGCCAGCCATGCGGCAGTATCTTGTCGAAAGTGGCGACAATGGCATCCAATGGAGGGTTGTAACTGAAGACCCCCTGGGGCTCGATGAGGAGGGTTTGTTTGCGCCGTGCAGCAAGCGCGTGGTACTAGCACCACAACCAGCAGGACGCGGCGCTGTAGGGCGCATCATTCTTGGCGTGGCACTGGTCGCTGGTGCCTTCATTATTGGCCAACCATGGCTGGGCAAATTTGCGTTTAATCTATTTGTTGGTGTTGGCACATCATTAGTGCTTGGCGGTATTGCTCAGTTGCTTACGCCAACGCCACAGACAACTGCTAGTCGATCTAATGAAGAACAGCGCAATAGCTTTACTTTTGACAAAAGTAATGTCAACACAGCGCAAGGTAGCGTAGTGCCCGTGTTGTATGGTGAGCGCATAGTTGGAAGCCTGCCCGTGATTTCTTTCAGCATTGAGCTGCAAAACTCACTATGACCACTCCAATTGAAATCATTGGTGCAGGCGGCGGCGGCGGCGGCGGTAAAGATGGCGGCGGTGGAGGTGGACAAAGCCGCACTCCAGTGGAGGCAACAAACAATCTATTTTCAGTTGCCTTTGCAAAGACTGTATTTGCCGTTTCAGAAGGTGAAATTGAAGGCTTTCCTACCAGCGCAGAAAAAGACATTTTTCTAGATGGCACTGCAATTCAACGTAGCGATGGAAGCTATAACTTTGAAAACGTAACGCTTGATTATCGCAGCGGCACGGATGAAACCCAAACGCCAATGCTGGGTTTTTCTACTGCAGAAAACGTGGTTGGCGTCAACACGCAAGTAACGCAAAATGTTGGCCCTGTTACACGCACAATTAGCGACACGGACATTGAACGTGTGCGCGTGATTATCAATCACCCTGCGCTGCAATCAACTGATACTAGCAATGGTGATGTCAATCCAACGAGCGTTGCCTATCGTATTGCCCTTTCCACCAATGGCGGCCAATTTGTCACGCAAGCTGAACCAACTGTAAGTGGCAAATCAAGCGGTCAGTTTCAACGTGGTTATGAGTTTGACCTGTCTGGTACTGGCCCATGGCAAGTGCGAGTGAGCAGGCTGACGGCTGATAGCAGTAGTTCCTACCTGCAAAATACAATTGAATGGCAAGCGTACACTGAAATTATTGACGAGAAATTTGCCTACCCCAACACATCAGTGCTAGGCGTTCGTATCGATGCAAGGCAATTCAATAGCATCCCAGATGTAACCATGCGGTTGCGTGGTAAGCGCGTACAAATTCCGGCAAATTACGATCCAGTTACTCGCACATACACTGGGATTTGGGACGGCACGTTTGTCATGGCGTGGACCAACAACCCCGCCTGGATATTCCGGGACATTGTCGTAAACAACCGCTTTGGCGTTAGACGGTTTTCTAGCACTGTTGATATTGACAAGTGGTTTCTTTATACAATTTCACAATACTGTGATGAGCTTGTGCCAAACGGCATGGGCGGTACGGAACCGCGCTTTACTTGCAACATATATTTGCAGAATGCAGGCGGCGTATTTGAAGTGCTCAATGCTCTTGCATCAGTATTTCGCGGCCTCATTTATTACAACGAAAACAAACTTTACCTAACGCAGGACCGTGCGCAGGTGCCTGTTCAGCAATTCAGCGAAGCTAATGTTATCCAAGGCGTGGACGAAAGTGGGGCAGTAACTGAACCATGCTTTAATTATGTCGGTACTGCCAAGACTGCAAGAAAGTCTGTTTGCATTGCCAACTGGGATGACCCCAGCCAAAACTATAACAGTGTTGTTGAATACTTGCAAGATGACTACCTTCTGGAGCGGTTTGGTTACAACCCAATTGACTTGCGCCTTATGGGCGTTACCACTCGCGGGCAGGCATTACGAGCAGCAAAGCACACGTTATTTTCCAACCGCTACGAAACTGAAAAAGTTAGCTTTCGCGTGGCAGCCGAGGGTTTAGCTTCCAGCGTTGGTGAACTCATCCAAATTGCCGACCCATTGAAGCAAGGTCAACGCCTTGGTGGCAGGGTGAAGGCCATTGATGCACTAAACAACCGCATTACGCTTGATGCCGTACTGAGTCTTAATCCAGCCATTAGCTACACGCTTAGCCTTGTGATTCCCGATGGTGAAACCATAACGAATCCTGACGGCAGCACTGTCACGCAACCAAAGTTACAAGTGCTTAATGTGATTGATTACAGCACATTGGCTGGTGCTAGTGAGTTGCGCACGTTAACAGCAGAAAATGAAGACTTCTTGATTGCTCAAAACAACGATAATCTTACTGGCTTCATTGTTCAAGATGATGCTGCCAATACCGTCATCCGAGTTAATGGCATCATCACTACACAGCTAGGAGCGATATGGGTGCTGGAGTGGGAGGATCTTAATGCTGCACTATATCGGATTATTGGCATCAGTGAAGTTGAGCCCCTTATCTATCAAATTGAAGCACTTCAAAGCAACCAAAGTAAGTTTGCTTATGTAGATAATGATCTGCCAGTTGTTATTCCTAAAGATCGGTTTACCATTCGTGATGCTAATCCGCCAACGTCTTTAACGGCAGAGTTGGTTTACAACAATGGTCGTACGCAGATCGTGTCGGATTGGGTGGCACCTACTTTTAACGGCTACGACGACTTGCAAGTCAATCGGTATCGCGTTCAATATCGCCTTGTCAATTCTGAGCAATGGTCTGACACCATCGAAACGGCATACACTGATAGCGCCATATCATTGGCTGATCATGTATATGGCAATGCCTATCAACTGAGAGTGGCAAGTCGCAATCGTCTTGGCCAGCAATCTGACTGGCTGGCTGTTGATGTGGCAGCCTTTGAGGCACTGCCTGATTTAAGCGATCCCATCTACAACGCTGTCGTCAGACATGCCAACCAGCCCGATGGCACGCAACTGTTGATTGTTAGCTCTGGCTCTTGCCCATTGCCTGAGCGCATCACTGGCTATCGCATTTGGGCATTCCCCACCAGCGTGCCAACAATCATCCCAGGAGTAAAAGAGCCTGATATTGATGGCTGGTACTTCCTCACTGAAATTCCTCTCACTGGTTACTATACCATTGCATTCCATGCGCCAGGTGATTGGCAACTGCGCGTGGCATTTACAAGTGCCATTTTTGGTGAAACACCGTCTGACTATATTTATGCCCCTGTAGAGCGCGATGAAATTGTGCCGCCAGTACCAGGGAACTTTACCGTGGTTCAAAATATCAATAGCCAAAGCAAGCGTTTTAGTTGGCAGCTTCCACTTAGCACCTATGGCAGTTGGGATCAAGGCGTGGTGTCTGATGTGGTGTCCTATCAAGTGAGGTTTAAGCAAGGTGGCCTCATTGATGGCGATGCAGCACTCACTTGGGAAAATGGCCTTGACTTATTCTCTGGTGGCGTACCAGCCACTCAGCAATGGTTTGAAACTTCATTGTTTGATAGTGATGAATGGACAGTAATGATTAAGGCTGTTGATGCCACAAAATGGCCGTCAGACACGCCTGCTTTTATCTTAGTCAACATTGGCAATGCGCCACTCAGTAATGCAGTTTATGATGAATGCCTCAACACTTCAACATGGCCCGGCACCTATGTAAATGCTGCGCTAAGCGCCATCTATACTATTATCACGCAAGACGATAATTATCTCATCACTCAAGATAGCAATTTAATCATTGGGGACATTGGTACGCCAGGATTGCAGCAAATTGACCCAACGCTTGATTCGTTTTACATTTGGAATTTTGACAACAACTTCTTTGAAAGCTCCATCCTTATTACAACTACTGCGCAAGCAACATACCAACATAGTATTGCTGCATTAAGCGGTGCGGATACAAGTATTTTCCAGGAAAATAATGATGAAGTGTGGCAGGAAAATGATGATGCTATTTACGCTGAGCAACGAACTTATGGTGCTGGTACGCTAAGTGGTCAATCATCTGGCATTCTCCATCCTTATGCGCCATACGAGCAACTAATTGAGGATGTCTATCAAGTGCAAACATTGTTCCGTAGCCCTGATGGTGTTACTGCTGGCACCATTGATAGCCTTTGCTTCTTCCTAGACTACGCAGACCTCATTGAATCGCAAAATGACGTGGTGATTAGCAGCAGCGGTGCTGGCACTGCAGTGCCACTTGCTAAGACATTCAGGGCCGTCAAATCAGTGCAGATCACCCTGCAATCAACTGGTAGCGGAGCCATCAGCGCAATTGTATTGGCTAAAACCACTTCAAGCGTTACAATAAAATGTGTCAACACTTCCGGCACCGCCGTTTCAGGCTTGATCGACATGACCGTAGTGGGGTACTGACATGGCTGGTTTAAGGATTTCCCAACTGCCAGCAGCAACTGCGCTAGCCAGTGCGGACCTGTTTCCGTTCTCCAGCGTGGCTGGTAGCGAGACAAGGCGCATCACTGCTACGACCATGGCTGTTGCCTTGGGGCTACTGGGTACAAGCGTTGGCCCAACAGCTCCTGCCGCACCAAGCAACGGCCAGCTATGGGTGGACAGTAGCAGCAATCCTCCGCTGCTTAAGGTGTGGAATGGCGCTACGTTTACCACTGTCTCCACGCAACCAACGGTTTCAGCATTCACCAACCCCGGCGCCACGGCCCCATCGTCTCCAGTGTTGGGCCAGTTATGGCAGAACACCAGCCAGACGCCTGATGAGCTGAAGATGTGGGACGGTGGTAACTGGGTGAGGGTAGATCCGCTTGGTATCACGCAAACTGCAGGCGATGCTCGCTATTTGCAGATCACTACTGCTACTAGCTCCTATCTCGCCCTGACTGGTGGCACACTTACTGGCAACTTAACCCTATTGGGGTCGCCAAGTACGACCAATATGGCCGCCAACAAGGGCTATGTGGACACGCAGATTGCTGCCATTCCCGCTAGTAGCGACATGACGCCTGCTGGTACGGTCATTTATACGGCTCGTTCTACTGCCCCTACGGGCTACCTAAAAGCCAACGGTGCAGCAGTCAGCCGCACCACTTATGCAACATTGTTCGCTGCGATTGGCACTGTTTATGGCGCAGGCGATGGTTCAACCACTTTTAATGTACCAGAGCTGCGGGGTGAATTTGCCCGTGGCCTGGACGATGGTCGTGGTATTGATACCAGTCGAGTATTAGGCAGTGCCCAGGCGCAGTCCTATCAAAGCCACAATCACTCAATTTCGGACCCAGGCCACACCCATAGTCAAAACTTTGACTATATCGTTCGTGGCGATGCTGGTGGGAATGAAACCCCTGGGGGCGGTGGTCGAGGTACTTACCAAAACCAAGCCATTAACACAAACACAACGGGCATTACCGTAGACAACAGCGGTTCCACTGAAACCCGGCCTCGTAACGTGGCCCTGCTTGCTTGCATCAAAACGTAAGCATTAGCTAACCTATCACCATTGCTTCCCCCTCATGGCCAACGTAAAGATCACTGACCTGACGGCCTACACTGATCCGCTTAATACGGACGTATTGGCAATTGTTGACGTGACAAACAACGTCACCAAGAAGGTCAGTATTGCCAACATGGCAAAGAATGTGAGCTTAGGTACGGCAGCATTACCAGGCGTTGCCTTTGACGGCGACCCCAACACCGGCATCTACAGCCCCGGCGCAGACCAGATTGGGATTAGCACTGGTGGCACGGGGCGGGTGTTTGTTGATGCGAGTGGGAATGTTGGCGTCAACACAGCAAGCGCCATCGCACCAGGGGGATTTGGCTATGCAAGAGAATTTGCTCTAACTGGCTCAACCTCGGGCGATTCTTCCGTTTCAATAAACCTAAGGGGATCCAGAACTGTTGCGGGTGGTTTTGGCGACATTAACTTTTGGCATCAAAGCACATCTAACCGCGCCTATATTCAAGCCCGTCGTGGTGCTAGTGATAGCGCAATTGATCTCGACTTTATTACAAGCGGTGGTGCTGGGATGCGCCTAACCTCCGCAGGGCTTTTAGGTCTGGGGACTAGTAGCCCTGCTACCACTTTACACGTTGTTGGATCATCCACTCTTGCTGGTAATGTTGACGTCGGCACAACTGCTTCCGCAGCAATCATACAGTTTCCCGCAATCACTGGATGGGGACCAAGAATTGGACAGGGCACATCAAGTATAAACGCGCTTTCCTTTTACACTAATAATATAGAACATGTAACTATTGACTCCAGCGGGCGATTAGG